GATACATCATATGATAATCCAGACGAAGTAGATAAAATCCGAATGTATGAACAAGATAAGTATATTTTGAAAACGCAAGTTGTTCCACCTGTGTGTCCTACCTGCCCTGGTATTGCGCCGAGCGTTTATGGTGATGATTCATCTACAACTGAGTCAACAGACACCAACGATACATCAACATCCACAGCAGAGACTACTGATAATACCAACGGGTCATCCACATCCACAACAGAGACTAACAGTGAAAATACAAACGGAACATCCACATCCACAACTGATGATAGCAGTGATAATACCAACGGGTCATCCACATCCACAACTAATAGTAGCAGTGATAATACCAACGGGTCATCTAATACAAATAGTACCGTTACAGAATCAGGAAGTACGACGCAAAACGGAACCTCTAGTATTGACCAGAATCTCCAGAATGTGGGTATGATTGGTCAAGATTTCGTAGAAGGTAGTAATAATTCATTTGAATCAGGAAATGACCCCCTTCCCATGCTTGCTAACTTTAGTAGATTTTAGATATTTCTCTCTTTGTGATTGATTTTGTTGATTTTTGTCAATGTAGTAGATATACATAAATAAAAAAAATCATCATCAATAAAAAAAGTAATAAAAATCAATATGACTAGAGAAAATCAACTTAGTCATATTGTTACTTTGTCGTATTATAAGTGTCATTGCACCGATAAACACTTATCATCGACTTGGATCGACTCACATTTGGTATCATATGGAACAATTTGAATTATCCCCTTACTTTTTACCTTATGAAGGGGCGTTACACAACCCTTATGTTTCCTTGTTTGTTTCTTGACTACTTGAATAGGTTTGCATCTAGAACGAAAGTGTTCATATCTCTCTCGGACCGTGTCGTAAGTTAGACCTGACTTTTTCCCAAGCATTGTGTTTATTAGTTCATGTAACTCATATACATACCTTGAAAAGGTTTCACGACTTTTCATACGCGCCATTGTCAATGGTAACTGTTTGAAATTTTTACGCAGATTTATGCGACAATATTTACACGGTAGAATATATTTAAGTGAAAGAATATAATTTCTATAATGGTTCTTTTCACTCTGCGATGGTTTGGTTGGATAGTTGAAACTGATTGTATGTAGTGTGTGCCATAAACTTGGTCCCCATACACTTGTTAACATACCATCTCCGCTATTATAATCTACTCCATTAAATAGGAATGGTTTTAGTTTTCGCCGAGTCTTTCTTACCATAGTATACTATATAATAGTAAGAAAGTATTTTCTGAATAGTATCATCCCAATATTCAACGGTTCATACAAAACATCAATTTATTAATAATAGCTGTTTCACAATTACCACTAGATTTACCAGTAGATTGAGTTATTTTCTGATTAACTTTCATCGTATGTGAGTTTCTATCATTCACAATTTTTTGGATATAAATGAAATACTGTCTATCATCTGAAAAATCCAATCTATTTATATTAATAAGATTTCCTTGCTTGTTACGAAATAGCATTATATAAATTATACATTATTTCTTTATATAATACATAAAATATGTTATATACACAAAATAGATAGTTATGGTATACATAATTATAATATGATTCTAGTATATATGAAGTTTTCGTCAGTCTTATCAACGCTAAAGAACAAATATGTATGTGGTTTCTTAATCGTTATTGCTATTAGTTTAGTTATATTGGGTTATTATTGTTATAGTAGTAAAGGCAAGGAAACATTTCTAAATGAGGATGACAAACCAGAAAGCAAAACATCGGAAGTATTATTTTTTTCCGCGGACTGGTGCCCTCACTGTAAAAGGGCAAAACCCATAATGGAAGAAGTTAAATCGTCATTCAATAATAGAACTATAAATGGCTTTACAGTAACATTCATAGACGTTGACTGTAGCGAGGAGACTACTGAAAGTAGAGATAAGATGGAAAAATACAACGTGGAACGTTTTCCTACAATTATTATGAAAATAAATGACAAATCAATTGAATTTGAGGAACGTCCTGATAAAGATAAGATTGAGGCATTTATTACATCACACATCAACTCCGCATAATTCATCGTGATTATCAATAAACTGTTGTGCCAATGTCTTTCCAGTGTGAAATAATGTACTGCGCTCGTTCTTTTCCTGTAGAATCGCGTAGAGTGAATCGACGGTTATACCTGTTGTGGGTATAACTATTTCATAAGGTATAGAAAATGAATCCTCATCCTTTTGCTTTTTTAGAATCGCTTTATAATGATTATAAAATGACATGAATACATCAAATATGTTTGATGTTTCAGTGACAGACTGGCACTTGTTAATAATATTATTACTTGCGTCATTATAAGTATCACTAACGGTTGTCGTAATACCAATTACTTGTTTTTCCTTACACTGTGTTTTATTGAAGCAACATCGTAGTGGATAATTATTAAGAACACCTCCATCGACAAAACATTTACCATCATAAAATGTAGGTTTCATTAGAATCGGGATAGAGCTACTCATAGTTATTGCTGTTACTAATGATAGATTGGGATATGTTTCGTACGATAACTCACACACATCAAATGTATTCAAGTCAACCGTATAGAAATATAATTTTATACCACACCATTCATAAAACTGGTGTAGATTTATATCTGGACTTACCCCTTTGCCGAGAAGGAGAGGTTCTAATAACGTATGAAAAAATTTTTCATCAATAACCCCCATTTCGTTATATATTCCGAAAATCTCAGACATACCAACGTGAAGTGTTTTTTGCCAAGGCCTATTAATGAAATAGTTTGATATCTCATCACCAGTGTAGTTCATACAAATAAGTGCAGCTGTTATTGACCCGGCGGATGTAGCAAAAATACTATCGAGTTCTTTATGCTGAATTACACCTTGTTCTGCAAGTGAATGAACAATACTACATTGCGCTAGTCCTATATGACCACCACCAGAAATAACTAAATGTTTGATTCCACCCATATATGGAATTATACGATTTTTCTAATATATTATATTCTAACTAAAGAACATTATGGCGTCAATATTTGACTTTAACGATGACAATCCTATTGACGATGAGATAAATATGGATGAACTATACGAGAAAAAGCGACATAAAGACGAAGAAAAATTAAATACATATCGGAAAATGTTGAATCGCATTCATAACAAAATAAAGATAACTGCTCGTCAGAACAATACAACACAATGCTGTTGGTACTCAATACCTGAAATAATTTTAGGCATTCCCCATTACAGTCAACCTGACTGTATCGCATATGTAGCCAATGCATTGAAAACAAATGGTTTTAATGTACAGTATACACATCCTAATTTACTCTTCGTATCATGGAATCACTGGGTCCCAACATATGTGAGAGAGCAAATAAAGGAAAGAACCGGAGTACAACTAGATGGTAATGGTGTGATTCTCAATCGACCAAAGCCACCACAACAAAAACCTAATAATAATGACACACAAGGTCGTCCATTTACAACGTCGTCTGGTAAGACAACAAACTTTTTCGATAAACGTTCTATATATCATAAGGACTTATTTAAGGATTTGAACAACAAGTTATAAAAGACAAATATACATAAATTATACAAGCTAATTATTGCTTCTTTAAAAGCCACAAGAACTCTTTGACATCCTTATAATCAGTTTTCCGCTTATAATTGCTCAGTCCCTTTAATTTATTATATGTTTTATGTACGACGGGGATTCGGTATACCTCACCATATGTTTCAAGAATACTATCAATCGTCTCAAGAGGAATAATACCACCATTATTATACGAAAGCAAAATGTACGTACTATTTGTCATCTTTATTAAATTATTCATAGCTGTTTCTGCGTATTTTAGACTATTATAGTCAGATTTTACCCAATTCTTTGGTTGCCCTCGATAAGTATCCGGGATAGGATTGGTCATGTCCCAATTGTTTATAATGTCCAATAAAAAATAATAGATGTTATATGGATGTTTGTTATACGGTGGGTCGTAGTATACAAGGTCCACGTGCGGTAATGTTTTAACCCAATCATTAGTATCTAGTTTTGAAATTTTAACATTACACGAATTACTGTGAAATATAGGCATATTTAATTGTATTGGTTTTGTTATTCGTTTGATATCCACCTTACCCTTTCCTCCGAATGCGCCAATATTATTACCCCCTTTAAAATATGCCGCAAACTGGCCATTCGTATTGTTGTGAATGGAACTTTCTACTAATAACGGGGCTAAAAGAAAATGTTGGTATGATTTTGGGATAGTTTCAATATAATTGCGAATAATGTCAATTCGTTTAGAATTATCGGAAGTATAATATGCTCTTTCTCCGGATAATACTGTATCTGACTTTGGAGCCCAGTGTTTTGATATCCACGCTGGGGACGGTTCAGTAACATTGATTATGCTTTCATTCGCTGTGTCTATGTATTTTTGTATCTCACGAAGTTTGGTTTTATTTGGTGATGCTAGATAGCATTTATTTAGTGTTTCTGAATATCCGGCAATGTCATTAGTATATAATGTAGAAGCGTGCTTTTTCATCAATCGGGATACTATACCTGAACCAGAAAATCCATCCCCAATTGTTAAATGGTCCATTTTCAAATCTGTTTTAATCTGAACAACTACGTCGTCGATAGCAGAGAGCAGTTTTCGTTTATTACCCATATATGTAATTATTTGGGTTTTGAGAAATGGGTCCGAATTCTCCATAGTAAAGAGTGATAATAATATATTCGTTACTATGACGTATAAGCATCAAATATGCGGTTTACACCGACGTCAAATTTTGAATTGTATCTTGCAATTCATTTTTGCGCTTTTGAAGGAGCGCATTATTTTGATGAATAACAATATTACGATATTTACGAATGCCTTCCTGAAAATTAGTTTCACACTCAACATACAATGATGCAATCAACTCGCGTGCGGTAACAACAATATCATCTAATTTGCTATCAGTCAGTTCAGGGTGTACTATGAAATATTCTCGATTATGTATATCATTATCATTATCAATGTGTTCTGTCTTTATCATAAATATTTGTTGAATAATATCCAATATTTTGCTCTGTTTATCACGCATACTTTCATACATTGTTCGTAAATGATACCCATATTCGCGAAAAAGGGCATTTGAAAAATCGCCCTTAACCTCTGGGTCAAATGATTTATGTCTATTTTTACATAAGTTTTTATTAGAGTATTGTGGTAATAATATAGAACGGAAGCTTGATGGAACGTTTGATTCGTCCTCATTGCCTGTAAAGGCGTTATAAAACGATTTAACAGCTGATTTATAATCTCCTTGTTTGTTCGATTCGCTCATAATATATTTCCCCATATCGTAATCATATGTATCTTTAAACAAATCTTCTAGTTCAATAATCCCACTTTCTTGTAGTAGATTATCCTTTGATGCATTAAAATTACAAAACCCTGGGTTAATGGTCACTGAGGTTGTTTTGTCATCAACCTTATAATTGTTGTTATTTAGGAGATATTGTAGCCGGTCTGTACAAAAATTCATCTCTGTATATTTATATTTTACGTGACTTGGAATACTCTTTTTATCACTTGGAGAAACCTTGATTGTCAGTCCTGATAATTCATCACGATAAACATAAACCGGATTAATTGTCTTTACAATTGCAACATACAATGTTTTTAGCTTCATATAAAATTTTGCTATTCCATTACATTGTCTTCGCTTTGTTGTTTTGTTCATTTCCGAAAGTTTTGCAATATCACTTTTTTTGGCATAATTAATCTTTTCCGATTTCATTTTGTTGACAACATTCCCTTTCTCTACACGTTGTTCTAGATAGGCAATTTCTAGTGGATTAAATGTTTTTTCGATGTCTGCCATAGTAGCAGTTATATGTGTGTTACAAAAGTCCTGTGAAATCATATCATCCACCGAAATGCCAGTATCGCTGGTTAAAATTTCAGGAATAGCTTTGTCCATACGATCTAGAAATTGTTGCACAGTGTCTTCACCTGTGCTTTGTTCAGAACCAGATTTGGATGTAGTATTTCCCATAGTACGTTTATAAATTATATTTACCACATATATTATTTTCGAAGTTCGTTCCTTTTATCTAAAAAATTGATTTATAAATAGTATCTAGACGTTGCAGTAGATGGAACGAGATACAGAACGGATGACAAAGCGACAACGAAAAAAACCACTTGTCAATAAAGATATGTGGAATTTATTTGATGAGGAAATGGGCAAAACACAAGTAGAATGTGTTTATCTAAGCTCAAAAAACAGAGAATGTTGTGATTCTTGTAATGCGTCTGTTGCAATTACAGAAGACGGATTTCTTGAATGTACAAATAAGAAATGTAGTATCATATATAAAGATATCATCGATAGCACAGCTGAGTGGAGGTTCTATGGTGCTGATGATAATCACGGCGGCGACCCTACACGATGCGGAATGCCGATTAATCCGCTTCTAAAGGAATCCTCTTACGGATGTAAAGTCATTTGTAAATCAAATACCTCATACGAAATGCGCAAGATTAAGCGGTATACCGATTGGCACGCTATGCCTTACAAAGAAAAATCACAATATGACGAATTTCAGCGAATTACCACACTTTCGCAAACAGCAGGTATACCTAAGCTAATTATCGATGATGCTCTTAGATACCATAAGAAGGTATCCGAACATCAAACATTCAGAGGTCTTAATCGTCACGGAATTATTGCGGCTAGTATTTACATATCTTGTCGAGTAAATGGAACACCGCGAACAGCAAAGGAAATTGCGACTATATTCCATCTAGATAATGCCAGTGCTACAAAGGGTTGTAAGAATGCAACATCCATCATAAATATTATAGAGGAAGATATGGATACGTGTGACAAAACTATTTTATGTCAAACAAACCCAATATCGTTTATCGAGCGTTATTGTAGTAGAATTAGTATGACAAGTGAACTTACAAAATTATGTAGGTTTATCGCAAAAAAGATTGAACAAAATAAATATATCCCAGAGAATACTCCAAACTCCATCGCTGCTGGAATCGTATACTTTGTCACGCAAGTATGCCACGTTGATGTTAATCGTAAAACGATTCATACTGTGAGTGGGATTAGCGAAGTGACGATAAATAAATGTTTCAAAAAGCTGGAGGCTCTGGACGAACATCTAATCCCAAATGCTATTAGGCGCAAATATTGCTGAATTCATATGATTTATTGCGCGTAATAATTATAGAATTAATTGGTCCAAGCAATAATTTTATATTTTATGTATTTTTTATACTATCCATAATATAGTATAACAAATTACAAATGGTTATAATTCCATACATTATATACTTAATTATCGGTATCCTTGCGGGAATATCAATGGGTATAATTGGCATTGGAGCAGGAGTAATCACTTTACCACTTCTTATTTATAGTGGAATGAATATTAGAAAAGCAGTAGGGTGTATCCTTTTAATGCAGCTACTTCCTCAAAGCCTATTTGGGGTTATTTCATACCACGAAAAAGGATTTATTGAGTATCACACGGCACTTACAGTTACATTGGGTTCTATATTTGGAATCATCATCGGTTCATCACTTGTATCGCGTGGCTATATTAATGAAGATTTAACGTACAAAATCCTTACAATTATTCTAATTATAACAGCAATCGCTTTTACAAAACGTCACTTATTACATATGTGATTGGAATGGTATTAAATATATTACTATATAGATAAATATCATATGTCCAAAATAAATAAACAGTTATGTGAATCATATTCCACAAAATTGATTGTCACAAATAAAGATGATGATTATAGAAAAGAAAAAATAACAGACATCAAGATGCAGAAACCCTTTTTAAAATGGGTCGGTGGGAAGACTCAAATTATAAAAGACATTATTTCAAAAGTACCAGACAATATTAATAACTATCACGAATTATTTTTGGGAGGAGGTAGTGTGTTACTTGCTGTTCTATCATTACAAAAACAAGGGAAAATTACAATTAATGGCAAAATTTATGCATATGATATTAATTTATCGCTTATCAATGTTTATAAACATATTCAAAGCAATAAAGACGAATTATTTACATTTATAAAGTTTTATATCAATGAGTATGACCAAATTACAGGGTCGGTGATAATGAGAAAACCTACTTCCTTCGAAGAAGCCACAACTTCAAAGGAAAGTTATTACTATTGGTTACGTAATATGTACAATAAACGCGAAACTGATACGGTTGAATCATCAGCCTTATTTATGTTTTTGAATAAAACCTGTTTTCGAGGTATGTATCGCGAAGGACCCCACGGGTTTAACGTACCATATGGACACTATAAAAAAACACCAACGATAATTACAGAAACAGACCTGAATTATATAAGCCTATTGATTCAAGATGTTGAATTTGCCCAATGTAGTTTTATTAAATCTATAACAAATGTTAACGCAGGCGATTTTGTGTATTTAGACCCACCATATGCTCCCGAGAATGCAAAGTCATTTGTGGGGTATGTAGTAGATGGATTCAACTTGGATATGCACAAACGTTTGTTCGGCGCAATTAAACAACTAGATAAAGTAAAATTTGTGATGAGTAACGCCAAAGTCGAGTTAGTCACGGATAACTTTAAAGACTATAATTGCGATGATATAATTGCACGAAGAGCAATTAATTCAAAACACCCCGGTTCAACTACCACAGAAGTAATTATTTATAATTGATTTGAGAGACCAAATCACTAAATCTGACGTACTCTATACCCCAGGACTCTGCCAATGCTAGTGCAACTTTGGTTTTGTTTGAAACATAATCACCGAAATATTTTGTTTTTCCATATTGTAACTCGTACTCTTGGTTTGCTACGCATACAATTTTAAGAGGTTTACCATATAATTCAGGTATATTTTGATATTTTATCCACGTCCCTAACACCTTTTCACCAGCGGTTCCTGAAACCCACCAATTTGACGTTTTAACTTCGTAGATATATTTATCGGTTTCCCAATCGGGTTGGAATCCACCTTTTCTTTCTACTTTTCGAGGGTTTTCACCTAATACTTCCAATACTTCGCGAACAAGGCCCTCTCCTAGCAGTGTCGTGTATTGTCCATTATCCTTTTGATTTATCATTGAGTTTCCCCATTCCTTTTCTTTTTTCTGATTTTCCTTTTGTTGTTGCGCCAAAGTTGTCCCTATTTGTTTAGTAATGACTTCTGGTTTGTTCGTCGCCCAGTCAATACATTCAATCCATTTTTGAGAAAATATCTCTTTGTTCGCTACGGTATTTTCACAAGAAATATCTAGGCTTTCCTCGTATTCATAACCACATTTATCTGGTAAAGTATCAATATTCATACGTTGTATTTCAATATAAAATACGAATATTACCCATTCAATTTTGTACCTTTGTAAAAGTCTATTTATACAAAAACTTAAAAACAATCATCGTTAAATGTAAATGCATCTTGCGTCTTATCCATATCAGCAAGGGCATATTCACTTACTCGTTTTTCGAAAAAGTTTGTCTTTGATTCTACAGAAATGAGCTCCATAAAATCGAATGGGTTAGACGCATTAAATATTTTAGCATACCCAAGTTGGACACAGAGTCTGTCTGCAATAAACTCTATATATGTAGTCATCAAATCAGAGTTCATCCCTATAAGACGGCACGGAAGGGCTTCGACAATAAACTCCTTTTCAATAGTCACCGCTTCCTCAATAATTTTATGAATATTATCTTGACTAATGCGCGCATTAAGTTTAGAATAAAGTAAAACAGCAAACTCTGTATGGAGAGCTTCATCGCGTGAAATAAGTTCATTTGAGAATGTAAGTCCGGGCATTATCCCGCGTTTTTTTAGCCAGAAAATACTACAAAATGCACCAGAAAAGAAAATACCCTCAACACAAGCAAATGCCACCAATCGTGTTGCAAATGAACTTTTGTCATCACCAATCCATTTCTTGGCCCAATTCGCTTTTTTCTTAATACAGTCGAACTGTTCAATCGCGTCAAACATTTTCGCCTTTTTATCACGGTCATCAATGTAGGTCTCAATCAACTGACTGTACATTTGTGAATGTATATTTTCCATTGCAATTTGAAACCCATAAAAGGCCCTTGCCTCCGAGTTTTGGACTTCTGCCATGAAACGAATACCTAGATTTTCAAGTACAATACCATCGCTCCCTGCGAAAAATGCTAATATTAATGAAATGAAATGCTGTTCATCGTCGTTGAGAGCTTTCCAATGTCCAATATCCTTACTCAGGTCAACTTCTTCCGCGCGCCAGAAACAATCAACTTGTTTTTTATACATATTCCAAATGTCGTCATATTTGATGGGGAACATTACAAAGCGTGTATCATCTGGTGTAAGGAGGGGTTCTTGGATATTTTTGGACATCCTATAAAGTATATATTGTACAGACTTTTATATATATCTAATAAATAAGAATTATACAAATATATCTCACATATTGAAAGTCGCGTAGTACCGACAGACCTAGCCAAGGTTTATGCGATAATATTTTGGGGTCATTATTGCGATAATTAGAGTCAAAGAATACAATATATTCAATACATTATATTCATCATAAAAGTTTATCAACCCGTATTATATAATATAAAGTACGATAATCTAAATGAAACCAGTATATACTTTATATGAACGAGATATGCGTATTCAAAAGTGTAAAGCAGAACTTTCAAACATAAATAAAGAGATTGGACAATGTGCTTACGCGTGTAAAAATGCGCCATATACCCAAGATACGCTTTACAACAATACATATGTTAAGCCAATACGGCAAGAGTACGACAATTATATTCAAAGTAGTCGGAATAAAATATTTAATAAGCGAAAAGCGATTGACATTGTAGCTCATTATCTAGAAACACAGGACTCAAAGAATAATGAGGCCATACAAGAACCATCATCATATCGTCATTCAAAGCGTAATATTCATCGTGACAAGTACAATATTAAGGAAGTATTAAAAAACATAGAGGATATTCTTGAAGAAGTTGATATATTAGGTGAAAATTTAAAAGAAGATGAAATGGTACAGACTAACATCATTGATAAGTTGAACAACGTCATTGATGAAAATTAATTTTATGTTTTGTTTATATATACATGTCCAATACCGAGGGCCTTACTACTTTAGACAGTTTTAAGGGTTTAAAGAACAATGAGAACAATGCTAACAGTGATAACCCTGTTAGCAATGGTACCGGTGATAACAACAATGGTACCAATGCTAACAATGTAGATATAATAAAGAAAATGACGACCATATTTGATAATATTATTGCTCAAAGAAATCAAGCTATGAAACGCATCAAAGAGGTGTCACAAACTATTAATGATTCTGTCGGGGAAATACAAACGATTATTGCACAAAAGGATGAGGCTGTTGCTAACATACAAACATTACAGGAGGCGAAGATTGTACAAGAAAAACAACTCGCCGTGTTAACAGAAAGTTTACAAAAAAATGGCGATACAAACAAGTCTACCATTGCGGCGGCCGAGGCGAAAATTGTCGAATTAGAAAGTGAGTTAACTTTGGCAAACAAAAATATAGATGATACAAATATTATGTTAAAGGAGTCGTTAGCAAACCTTACAAATCAAGAGAATTCGATTAAGTTAGAAGATAAGGATGAAAGGGCATTATCAGAAAACATTGAAACACTTAAAAAACTATTATCTAATCCTCCCGCAGAAGGTGGAGGTCATAAGAAACCCAAACGAAAAACGAAATCCAAACATAACACTAAACGCAAATCCAAGCAGAACCACAAAAAAACAACAAAATATCGTTCATCTAAATATTAGGTTAGTGATTATGTAATTATATAATATTATAGTAGTGTAAAAAGGTTATTATGGCTAATAATAATGATGCAAAAAATGTAGATCTTACTCTCCAAAAGGGTAACGCTCTCAAAGAGAGAGTTAAAAGTTTGGTAGAGAATTCGAAAGCGAATAATGAACGATTAATTGTGATAAACGGTTTAGTTGCTAAACTTGGTGAAATTATCTCCAACCTCCACCCACGCCTTCTTCCTAATGTTCCTGGTAATTGTAAGGAGTTAGTTGATCATCATAAAAGTATAATTGAGGAACTTACCGAAAACCTTACGGGTAAAGAACAAGAAATTAAGGCATTAAAAGAATCATCTACTAATATTGCCAATGTACTGACGGATTTGGATGAAAGTATTAATGATTATAATAAACAAGACGGTCTATCTGACACCATAAAACAACTAACATCAGTAGTAGATCAGCTTAATATAATATTACCTGTTAATAAGCATATTAAACAAGATGGTGGTGGTAAATCAAGAAGACGAAAATACAAAAAGAATAAAACTAGGAAAAAGGTTAAGAATGTATAAATCATCCTATTATTTGTTTGTTGTTTTGGTTACATCCAAAATGTTAGGATGTTTAGATTTATACATTTGTCCACATGGACCACAGTGGTCCTCATTCGCTCTGTCTATTTTGCTCGAAAGATGTTTTTTATCATAAAGGATGTTCCATCGCCCAAGAGGTACGTGTTTATATACAGTACGATATCGTAGCCTATCGACTATTTTTTTAAACACATTTATCACTGGTTTATGTACCATATATACATTAAACATATACATTTGTCTATATGTATTTGTTTAATTCATTTATCAATAGCAGTATAGTTATTCATATGTGATTCGAACTAACCACATTTAATTTTATTAGTTCGTTACGATATTCCTGGTTCTTATTATTACCGCACCCTTCAAAGGGGACAGTGAACTTTATTATTTCCCGCTCTCCATAAGTAAGTTGTGACACCGAATGCAAAACAGTACCAGGAGTAAGACAAATTAACATATTTGGCTGTGTAACAATGGTTTGTTTATTTCCATATTGGTCAATATATAAAAAAACACTATCACTCGTGTTTGATAGTGTAAAAACACATTCGTAATACAAGGTATCATATATTGCCTTATCTTTATGCCAGTCCATACCACTTGAACTTGTGTGATATTTTCTATATTCAGCTGGAAATTTGTCTTGTTCTATGAGTTTTCCCATTGAAATTTCGAGTTCATTTTGAACAGCATATATTATTGTATCCTTAACCTTGGTTGAGTGTGGTACACTTAGGGGGTATGTAGAACATTTAGATGTATGTTCTTGTTTACATCTGTATTTGTCTACAATATCAGAGACCGCATTAAATTCATTTTCAGTTAACACGTTATTGAATGTAATCATATCTTGGTCTTTGTGTAGTAATGTGTCTGATTCCCTAACAAATATGTTGTAAATTAATATACAGATAGATGTAAATATAATAGAAAAGTATATAAGTCCATTGAACATGCTAATATAGACTATCAACAGAATTATATAATGTTCAAATACTTCAAAAATATTATACTATCACCGATACACTTAGGTCAATCAAATCAAGGTGTGGCAAATGCACCATCGCATTTATCGCATATTTTCCATTCCGAAATTTTGAATAATAATATTAAAGTATACAAAGTTCATCTGAATCATACCAATATAGAAAAGGACTTATTAGACATATATTCAACGAGTAATTATGTGAGCGGTACACGAATTAATGTTGGTGGCGACCATTCAATGTCGATTGCAACAGTTGCACATACATTGAATCATCATTCTAATGTAAAGGTAATTTGGATCGACGCTCATGCGGACATCAACACAAAATATAGTTCAAAAAGTAAAAATGTTCACGGTATGTCATTGGCATACCTAAGTGGTTTGGAGAGTCAATACTTGAAGTCATATCCATTTATAAAAAAACGAATTTCTCTTGACGATATATGTTATATTGGCGTAAGAAGTTTAGACCCATTTGAGAAGGACGTAATATCTGATAATAATATGACTGTTATTACATCAGGTGAAGTAAATAATGATCCAACACAAGTTTTGAGAGCTATAGAACAATTCTGTGGAACCGATTCACATATTCATATTTCATTCGATGTAGATGCAATGTGTCCAAAACTCATTCCGTGCACGGGGACTCCTGTTAAAAATGGTTTACAAGTTAAAGAGACACGTTTTTTATTAGAAAACATTCTGAAACGGCTTAATGTAGTGGCGATGGATGTGGTTGAGTATAATCCAGATATCGGTATTCAAAATGGTATTCTTACTCCCAAGAGAGTAACCACTGCAAATATTATTCAACTATTATCAGATAGTTACGCCATCAATAAAAATAAAATTGAAAAGAACCTAAACATAATTCCGAAATCACATATACTAGATAATAACAAATGAGTTCCAGTCATAAAGAGATTAATAAGGATGATGACATCACCAAGGTAGGTGAACAGTACATATTCAATCCATATAATACAAACAATCGTGAGATTACATTGAATACGATTCAAACTATTCTTAAAGCATATGGAGTACCCCCGGTTGTGAACAATTTAAATTTATATAAGCGTGCGTTTGTGCATAGGTCATATACCAAGCGCCCATTTATCGAGAACAAAGAAAATAACATTGTAATTGTAGAGCGTCCATATGATTGTATGCCCCTAAGCACTAAATCAAACGAACGTCTTGAATTTCTGGGTGATGGCGTTTTGGAATGTATAACAAAATATTATCTTTATCGACGATTCCCAAAAGAGAATGAAGGGTTCATGACGGAAAAAAAGATTGCGCTTGTTAAAAACGAATCTATTGGGAAAATGGCTTATGATATGGGAATTCATAAACACCTGATTATGTCACGCAACGCAGAGGAAAAGAATACGCGAACAAATTTAAAGAAATTGGGATGCGTATTTGAATCATTTCTGGGTGCTTTGTTCCTAGACTTCAATAAGCTTGATATTAAAGACGAAGATGAATGGTTTAAAAATATATTTGTAACTGGGCCTGGATTTCAAATGGCACAACGTTTCGTGGAAAGTATTTTCGAAACGCACGTAGATTGGAACGTGCTTATCGAAAACGATGACAACTATAAAAATATTTTACAAGTAAAAATACAAAAAGAGTTCAAAGTTACACCACATTACTTGGAAAAGTCTCACGACTTGGACAATGGGTATAAAATGGGAGTTTACATATGCTTGGGGCAACCGATTCATGAAGCGGAACAAAACAAGGCATTGCCATTTAACACTGTATTTAAGAGTTTCAGTTCGGTCCATACATATATGGAAACACACGATAATGTGTTAGTATTCCTCAGCGAAGGAACTCATAAAATAAAACGCAAAGCCGAACAAATGGCGTGCGAACGAGCGATTCGTTTTATAGATGAATAAGTAACAATACCCAAAATCCCTACTACCCCCTAACCCCCCTAATCCCTCTAAACATTTATTTGTCTTTTACTATATTTTTTGTTTTTATTTTGTGTTATATTTTGTTTCAATCAATTTTTACAGTTGATACAAAATATAAAATTATCAACTTATATATAATATGCTTGAAGAGTTGGAAAGAAGTGGAAAGCCTAAGCCAATTTCAAAGCGGTCGTATAAAGTTATCTTTCATAAACCAAAAGATATTGACCCAGGTTTTCACGAAGTTACTACTGAGGAACTTCTAAATAAACCCGTTGTGGGTACACATCAACGTCTGGTTGATAAACGAAAAGATATGGGTAATCAAGATTATGGGTATTTAAGACAGTTAGCCGTGATGCCTCACACAAAAGATTTTGCAGATGATACACAGATTGCCAGAAAACAGGGAGAAAAAAAATTAAGGGTGCTATCAAATACACCAATCCCAATAAAAGTTAAATTGAAACGAAAAACAAAACGAATTAATGTCAAGGAAAAATCGAAAAACGAGGTGGCCACTGTATCACTTAATGAAGAATTAGTAGTGAAAATGCACAATAAAGAAGACGTCGTTATTATGAAACGGTCAAGCTATTATATGAACAATCGTCAAATATTTATTCAATTTATCAACCAACTTTTCAATGATTACAAAAAAGATATTAAGACCAGTAGTGAAACCTTTACTTGTGATAAATTAGATGCAAGTGAAGAATTTCGTTTGTTAACGCATCAAAAGATTGTTCGTGACTATATTAATTTATATACACCCTATCGTGGGTTACTATTATATCACGGACTAGGGTCAGGTAAAACGTGTAGTTCTATTGCAATTGCCGAGGGTTTTCTCAGCGTTCCTTCGATTGCTATTACAGAAGGCCTTGTAAGTCCACGTAAAGTGATAATAATGACACCCGCTTCATTGCGAACTAATTTTTTCGAGGAGTTGAAAAAATGTGGCAACCCATTATTTAAAAAGAATCAATTCTGGGAATTCGTAGAACTAAAAGAGGGTTCTGATGATATGGCTCACCAATTATCCACCGCTCTACATCTACCAATTTCAATGATTAAGAAAAATAGGGGTGCCTGGTTTGTTAATGTCAAAAACGAATCTAATTATGATTCGCTATCATCAAATGACAAGGATTCGCTTGAACAACAAATAGAAGAAATGATACATCAAAAATACATGTTTATAAATTACAATGGTTTAAGGAAACAGCGGTTGGCAGAGTTAACTCATAATAGTACTGTAAACCCGTTTGACCATAAAGTTGTCATTATTGATGAGGCGCATAATTTTGTCAGTCGCATTGTCAACAAGATTGAAAAGGACCGAAAGTCAAGTGAACCAAAGTTTCTGCCGACACAGCTATACAATTTATTGCTAGATGCAACTGATGTTCGCATAATATTCTTAACAGGAACCCCAATTATAAACTACCCGAATGAAATAGCAATTTTGTTCAATATGTTACGGGGTAGAATCAAGAGCTGGCATCTGCCTTTTGAACAAAAGAAGGTAAGAGGTCACGTTAATACCGAATATATCCGCAGTATTTTTGAAAAACACGACATCGTAGATTATTTGGAAGTCAATACAAATGAAATTATCATCACAAAGAATCCATATGAGTTCACAAATAAGTTTTATGGTGACAAGTATAAGGGGGTCAGGAAATCGGATAAGTTACAATTTATCAGTGACGATGATTTCATTAAAGAAATTATTGAAATTCTACATAAAAATAATGTTCCTATTGCAAAGGATAAAATAAAGATAGATTTTTCTAAGGCATTACCGGATAATAGAGATGAATTCAACAGTATGTTTATTGAAGGGGCTGGGTTAAAGAACGAAGGTATATTCAAACGTCGCATATTGGGTTTAACATCTTATTTTAGAAGTGCGCAAGAATCACTCATGCCTAAATACGAACCCAAGGAAGATTTACATATTGTAAAGATTGAAATGAGTGATTATCAATTACAGAAGTACCAAGAAGTCCGTTTACAGGAACGTAAATTAGAGAAGCGCGGTAATACAAAAAAGAAGAAAAAGTCCGATGCCCTTTACGAAGACTCCACATCGAGCTACCGAATTTTTTCGCGCGCATTTTGTAACTTTGTATTTCCGAACTCAGTAGGGCGCCCCATGCCGAATGAGGGTTCGATAGATGAAGCCGTAGCAAATATAAAAGACGAAGACGATATTGACGGTATTTCACGAAACGAACGGTTAGATAATATCGATGGTCGCATTATTGAAGATGATGATATTGAAGTAAATGAAAGTTACACTACGAGAATTAGTCATGCGATTGCACATCTAGACGCAAATAAAACTACCCTTCTTAGCCGTGACTCATTAGAGACACATAGTCCAAAATTTCTTCATTTATTGGAAAATATTGATGATGATTCATTGATAGGGTCTCACCTTATTTACAGTCAGTTCCGCACATTAGAAGGAATTGGTATTTTTAGCCTAGTACTTGAAGCAAATGGGTACTATCCTCTCAAACTTAAGCGCACCGGCCAAGAGTGGTCATTAGATATGCCTGATGCGTCCCGAAAAAAAGGGAAGATATTTGCACTTTATACAGGAACCGAAACAGTAGAAGAGAAAGAAATCATCCGCAACATATTCAATGGAAACTTCAAAGGATTATCTCAGACATTGGTTAATGATTTAAATGAGATTCATTCTGATAATAAACGCGGGGAACTTATTAAAATATTTATGATTACATCCTCTGGTGCGGAGGGTATATCCCTAAAAAATTGTAGATATGTTCATATTATGGAGCCTTATTGGCATCCGGTTCGGGCACAGCAGGTAATTGGTAGAGCACGTCGCATTTGCAGCCATAACGAATTACCTGAACTCGAAAGGAATATTAAAGTGTTTGTATATCTAATGAAGTTTTCAGCAGCACAGATAAAGACTAAATTGTCCATCGAATTACTAAACAATGAAACGAGTAGATTCAGCTCAGAAAGCAAAGTTCCTCTAACCAGTGATGAATCACTATATGAAATAATGAATATGAAAGAAACTATTACACAGAGCATATTGAAAGCAGTGAAAGAAGCAGCAATGGATTGTGGGGTTCACGTCAAGGCAAATATGAAGGAATCCTTAGAGTGTTTCTCATTTGGAAACGAAATGAATCCTAACGTATTTTCATATACACCAAATATTTCACAAGAAGACCGCGATGCTCATATTGAAAAACTGAACAAAAAAGATATTAAATGGCGCGCAGTTAAAAAAACCATTGACGGGAAAGAATATGCTCTGCGTCTTGACAGTAAAGGTGACTCTACAAATATGCTTTATGATATAGAAACATTTATGTTGGCTAAAACAAATAAGACAATCGATGTTGTATACATTGGTAAAATAGTAACAGACTCTAATGGAATCCAATACATTGATGGAAATATGTAGACATAAACCACATTGAATGTTTAATAATTACACAATATAGTTGTAATTATTATACTCGTTACCGAATTTGACCGACAAATTTGATATAGATTCATTCCCTTTCTATTACATCCGATACCCGAGGAGGGTTATTGTCCTGATTACTAGATGAAGTATCATCATCATCATCTACACAAAAATTTTCATAGCCTGCGTATAGTAGTGCCGCACCAATACAAGACGGAAATACAATTTCGCATATAGTGATATATCCCTTCATCTATTTCTTATTATATGTATCATTACAGTATTTTTAAATGCTATTAGACATTTGTTCATTCAAAACACCGATTACTTTACTTATCGTATTCACGATGACATTGTTTACATAATATGAAAAGTGGTATATCTTTGTGATATGTAAGGTAAGTTATTAAAATATCTTTAATCTTAATAGGTGTGCTTTCATCTATGAAATGAAGATTAATAGATTTTTCTAATAATGAAGACCTATCACAATTATCCATATTACAATGTGCTCTATCTAATTGGATTGTTTTATTTTTTTGTACGCCACAATAATCACATTTATCGGTTGTATATTTAAAGAACATGTTTGTTAAATTTTTGGCTGGACCACCTTTAAGATGTGATAGAATGTCTGCTTTGGTCCCTACTACTGCCAAAACACTAGTCAAACAATTTATTTTCGTTTTTTCTAGTTTTACATCAATATCCTGAGTTCTTTTAAGAGCATTTTGGTATAATAAATTGTCTTGGTCATTTATACTATTCATTTTTATTGTGCCATAATAACAATGTATTAAATGAATTCAATTTTGTTTATAATCAGCGTTTTAAATGTGCAAAAAATTGATTTACGTCAAGACATCAAACACACAATATATAAATTACCTAAAAACAGTAATAATGTTCGATATTGAAGACATTGCTCGGAAACAACAGGATAAGTATGGCTCCTTCTTCCAAAACGTAGACACCAATGTTGTTAATCTAGTCACTGACCTGTGCTCTCAGGACTCGAAGAACATCGACGAAGTGAAGCAAAATCTACGACTACTTATGCGCAAATATCACATATCCCCATCCAAACCTCAAATGTGTTTTGCATATGATGCACTTGTAAAGCACCAGTTAATTGAAATTAATCCAGTAGTGAAACACTTCATAAAAGCCAAGGAGATGCGTGGACTATCAGGTGTTATTGTAATATCAGTAATCACAAGTCCTTATCCTGAATTTACTGACAAGAATGGAGTTGAACAGAAACAGCATTTCAGCTGTAAGCACGATTGCTTCTACTGTCCGCGCGAAGTGGACGCAGATGGAAAAGATATCAATCCCAGAAGTTATTTAAGTGCTGAGCCAACAGTTGCTCGTGGATTACAGCACAACTTTGATGCGGTCCGTCAATTCAATGACCGCGCTTATCAATATGTCATCAATAGTCATTGTGTTGATAAAATAGAAGTTATTGTCCTGGGGGGAACCTGGACGGAGTACCCGCGCGAATACCAAGAAGTATTTATTCGTGACATATTCTGGGCGGCAAATACATTTTACGAAAAAGAGAAAAGAGAAAAATACTCACTTGTTGAGGAGCAAAAGATAAACGAAACATCTAAGTCGCGTATTATTGGGTTGACACTAGAAATGCGACCGGATTCTATAAACGAGGCCGAAATTATCTGGTTGCGATATCTTGGGTGTACACGTGTACAAATCGGTGTCCAACACACTGACAGACGGATTCTAAAAAAGGTTAATCGCGGATGTTATGTAGAAGATGCTATGAAAGCTCTTCAACTCCTCAAGAACTATTGCTATAAGGTTGATGCGCATTGGATGCCTGATTTACCAGGAAGTTCCCCAGAAATTGATAAACGTATGTTTGACGAGATTTTAGAGAGCCCTGACTTACAATTTGACCAGTGGAAGGTGTATCCTACAGCCGTTGTCCCATGGACAAAAATCAAGAAGTGGCATGAAGAAGGAACATATGTTCCTTACACCGATGAAAATCCTGCCAATCTTATTGATGTTTTGACATACGTCAAGAAAAAGGTCCACCCTTGGATAAGACTGAATCGTGTAGTTCGCGATATACCTAATGCAACACGAAGTGGTGAATTATATATATATGGTGGTAACGATAAGACAAACCTAAGACAACTTATCCATAACTGTATGAAAAAGAATGACACCTTTTGTGGATGTATTAGATGTCGCGAAGTTAAAGGCAACAATTCACTTATTCAACATACGCAGATTATTGTACGTAAGTATAAATCGTCAGGTGGGTTTGAATATTTTATCAGCATTGAAAGTGGCAATACTAGTGATGATTATTTTAGTGATGGAAAATGGTATAATATCGAGGGGAAAGTCCAACCAGGAATTATATACGGATTCCTAAGATTGAGATTGTGTAATAACACTAACAATATGTATTTCACAGAAATACATAATGCTGCGCTTGTTCGTGAACTTCATGTATACGGACAGGTTATGACGAAAACAGATAATAATAATATTGGAAATAATATCCAAAGCAAAGGTTTTGGTAAGCTCCTTATGCGTAAAGCGGAAGAAATTTCTGCTGTACATAATTATACCAAGATAGCAGTGATTTCAGGAATAGGTGTGCGCGAATACTATCGCAGTATAGGATATAATGACGAAGCTACATTTATGACTAAAATACTCACTATCAGTGATATTATTTCGTATCGTATAATACACATATTCGCAGTGCCACATTCAATATTATACTCAAACTATATACCCTGTGTCTGCACTTACATTATTGTAGCGATTTTATACAATTATTTGTATATATCAGAATAGATAGTTATTATATCTTCTCAGGATTATATATAATATATATTAAATTAATTAAGTATTTAATGAGTGAGGCCGAAGGTATAAATACATATATTGATAATATAACTCAAACACAATTTAAAAATACTCTATTAGAGTACTTTTACAAATATATTATTGCAAACAATCAAGAAAATTCAGGTGAAGCAGACACGACATTATCTTATTTATTATTGAATATTAATTTAGAACTTCACAAGTTTAGCGGTCTTTATACTATTATAAAGATAGTAGCAGATGATTTAGAGTCACACATAGACGAAACACAGCGTACGGAAGAAGAACCGACGACAGGTGATAAACCGACGACAGGTAATAAACCGACGACAGGTGATACACCGACGACAGGTGATGAATTTATTAATCATTTATTGTCAGCATTACAGTCATTGATTCAAAACGATTCGAACACTGTGTCTATCACAAAAGAAGAACTAGGCAAGAAAGGCACATACTTAAATTTTATAGAATTTGAGAAGCACTTAAAAAAAGCCATCGAACTGATACTGGTCAAAGGTCAAGATGTTGATAAATGTACTTATTCAATAATTGTATTAATATTGTCTACATTTTTATCTAATTATGGACTGGTCTTACACGACCTTATAGATGTTGATTTAGTAAATAAATTAAACATCCCGGAACTTGTGGAGATAGTTGAGCATGATGTTATTGTTAACATTCTTAAGTATTTTGCTAATTTTGACCTTTCACAATATTTATCATCGAAGAATCCAACCAGCGTGGCTAAGAAAGCTAAGGAAATCTTTGTCACCGTTGCTGGTAAGGTGGTTACAACATCTTTCTCAGAAAGCATTAAAGGTGTATTAGTATCTATAAATAACGATTTATTTAAAAAAACTGTTTTTAATAAGCACATACATTCATGTATTAACTCTCAAAACAAAACGTGTGAAGATTTCTTAAAAGAATTATGTACGTCAGGTAACGAATGTTCTGGCGACGATTGTTCGGTCTGTATAAATGGTGGTGTCAGAGATACACTTATAAACCATATTTCAGAACTCGCAACGGGTCCATTGAAAGAGTTTGGTGGATATGAATTCAGCCTCATTCAACAAGCAATGAAAGGAAGTATAATTTGCCAAATCATATCTAAATGTGAAATATTAATTGATAACGATTGTGCATTTCAAATAGACAGTTTTTTTCCAGAATTAAATGAATTTAAACTCATTGCTGATACATCTACGATTGAGCATTTATTTAAGAACATAATGCACATTGGTGGACGCACTTTAAATATTACATCCAATACTAAAATAATCGGTGCGCCTAATGCGACCAGTATTCTTTCAATCGCAGGGTTTAAGTCACTATTCACTCCTCCAACACTCGCAGATGCTGCAGGTAGTGTTGGTAGTATGCTTTTGCCAAGTGTGTTTAGTCTAAGTGATTTTCTTTTTGAAACATTATATTTAACTTGGGGTGTTAATCAATATTTAATGAAATACCACATCAACAAATCAATAGCGAATGCCAAGTCGAACTACTTTTCTTATATGTCTCCCCATTCGAGTATTAAACAATTTATGAGAGATAATTCAGGCAATTTTGTTGAACCTGAAAGGTATACAATTATCTCCAATACCCTTGATACATTCAGAAAAGACCTCCCAACCCAACCCCTAATATTGTACATTCAATTATACTATAATATGTATGTTTATACTCAGGGTGATAATTCGAATGTGAATATTAATTCTACTCTATCTTATAGTAGTGCACCGTTTTTCCCACTTAAAATGTGTTATGATGGTAATTCAACATGTATTACAAATTACCTTAATTACGCTATGGAAAAGTCTGATATTGGTGCTAATATTATGTACCCGTCGCGCATAGATATCATGTATTTATTTCAAAGGTATGCCTTTAATTGTCCCGAATTCCATAAACTTAATAATAATGAATATCTGAATATTCTTCACAAATCAGACAAGTTTACATTAGTTCAAATATTTAAGGCTAATTCATTTGTAAAACAATTACTTAAATTTGTCCTTATTGAGAGTAGTGCGATTAAATCAAAAAACGTAATATCTTCTGTTACGACCGCAATCATTCCACCTATCATTAAAGGCACATTCGGTGCGGCTTTTCGAAAGACTGGAAAAGCCTTGATGGCCCTGGTTGAAAAAGTTGGCACGAAGGCAAGTAATCCAAAAGAAGCAGCACCAGAACAATACATTCACGATTACAATATGAGTAATGTTGACGCAAAAATATTTGATAAAATGGTACAAGATTATAAATCCAAAGGAAAATACGAAATAATATTAATAAAAAATGATACGAAACCAAAAGACGATGACATATTAGGAATAGTAAATAATTTCATTGACAACAATCAGTATACCAATTGTATTCGGATAAATATTGAGCAAGACATTGAAGAAGGGGTACAAATTATAATGAGGGATAAAATAGTAGGAGGATATGGTGATAACAATGAAAGTTTAATGAATGAATATTTTTATACATATGGACACGAAATGAGGGAATCTTTTAAGTCCAAACTTGAGGAGATGGAAATGGATGAGCATTTTCAACAGGTTTCGAAAATAGGAGGAAAAAATATTAAACAACACACTAGAAAGAGACGGAAAATGAAGATTAATGGACGAAAATATAAAACAACAAGAACCAAAAGATGATTGTTGTAAATAAATATTTATATTAATAATTCTACTATCTTTGCGACTACTCTTGTTGATATTTTCCTTTGTTTTCCGTTGTTATCTGATATCTTGAAATTGTCAATTACATTCACATTGTTGCGCAAAGCATCAATTAATAGTGGTAGCGACTTAAATTCTTGTAATAGTGCATTTGCTATGGTATCACTTACGAAAGGTATTTGTTTCAACATAATATGCCACACATTATCCTTGTTAATATTACTATTTTTCACACTTTTAATACAAGATGCATATTGTACAGGGGCATTTTCCACAATTACATTAGGGGCATTTACATCTAATCTTCCGTAATGTAATGGCCTGTCTTTCGTCTTTAAATACTTAGAATAAAATTGTGATACTATTTGAGCAGTTTCATAAATTCCATCAGAAAAACAAAAAGTATATCCACACAAATACGATAGAGAGAAAACAGAGGAATATATCAGTTTAAGCTGGGCTTCTCCATAATATTGGCGAAAATGCTCCTTGTCACCTTCAATGAGAAACATTATATTATGATTCGGAATATCACTTGCATTCAACCTTATCTTCTGTTCGTTATATCGTCCATCTTTGATACTGGCTATGAGGTCTGTAAGTGTTTTTCTCTCAATAATAACCTCATCCTGTTCTTCCTTGTTTTGTATAGAAATGTCGCCGAGCAATAAGTTTTTCACAACAACATAATCATCATATGCCTCACCAAGTACCTTTTGCATTTCTTGTATTAACTTCTTTTCACGGTAGTCTATTATTATTGTCATTGTCTAATGCTCTAATATAATATGTATCTTTAAAATTTAGATGTTTCTTCCTCATAGAATTACATATAATGACCACAAATAAAAAACGAAATAGTAAAAAAGTAACTACACGTAAATGGTTGTTTATTTAATTCCATCATATTTATTTATTAATTTAATTTAGTGGTGAAAATATGTGTCATAAGCCAAGACCCAATGATTATCCACATATTGTTGATGATTGTACTTCCGTTATGAATTGACCATTCAAGTCCTCTGCAAATTGGAGTAGTAACTGTAAATGGTGACGTAAGTAGTCCAATAATGCCAAATGGTGTACACCAATATGCATACAGATGTACCGTTACATAGTGGATAAATATCCACGATACATAAAATATCAATGCCCCCATATATGGTCTTGTAAACACATTGACCTCTTCTAACCGCTTATCCATATTATCGGTTAAATTATTTGTTTAATAAGCGTATAAACGATGGTTTTTATTTCAATTTTTATGTGTAATAAGATGAGTAAAAGTGATTTGTCCACTAAAACTATCCTTAGTATTGATGTTGGAATGAAAAATCTAGGGTTTTGTATACTAATGAAAGATAAAACACAAGACTATATTATTAAGAAATGGGATGTCTTAAACATTTGTGATGAAAAACCGAATATATGTTGTTTCCAAGAAAAAAACGGCAAAACTAACGGCGTATGTTCTAAGCAAGGAAAATTTGTAAAGGACACTCGTGTATACTGTCGAAAACACGCAATAGAATTTGCCATCCCGACTCCGAATATAAACTTAAAAAAGATAAAGAAATTGAAAATGAATCAACTATATGATTTTGCGGATGAGTACAATATAGAATACAAACGACCTATTCTACGCAAGGAACTGTTGGAATTAATAGATACACACATCGAAACATCATATTACAAGGCGGTTGTTCCTATTCGCGCAGATGAAATTAATTTAATTGACATTGGTCGAACAATGAAGAAACAGTTTGATGAAGTATTTGCGTGCGATTTAATGGATATAACACACGTGGCAATCGAAAATCAGATTAGTCCGCTGGCGAGTCGTATGAAAACATTACAAGGAATGATTACCCAATATTTTATAATGAAAACAAAAACTCAGATTCAATTTATATCCTCTGAAAACAAGCTTAGACAATTTAATATTCATACGGGCACATACAACGATAGGAAAAAAAAAGGTGTTGAAAAAACAAAAGAATTATTGAGTGAAGATAATAACGTCCAACTTAGTCAATGGGCCGATCATTTCAATAAACATAAGAAAAAAGATGATATGGCGGATGCTTTTTTACAAGGTGTATACTTTATTACGCAGTTGGAGTAAACATATAATCTTCGCGACATCGTTTCGTAAAACATTTAATTCGTATTACTTAAAATTAAATGTTCTATATCATTCATAAGAATGAATGAGACAGACGTCATTGAGTTGGGAGACATAACAGATTTTGGTGGAAATAATTCATCATCTTCTATGCACGGCATTGAATTATTAATGAATAATAAAGGGAAGGCACCCAAACAATCCATTGGAACAGATGATTTAGATGCCCTCGAAAAAGATTTGAATTCGCTGTCCGATAACGACGCAGGTGGTGTTAAAATATTAAATGATGACCCTATTCGCCTTAATGTTGGTTTCGAGAAGTTGAATACAGAACCAGACACATTTATTAAAATCAACGAAACCACAGTAGGAGAGGCAATTCGAGACACAACCACTAATGAAAAAACGTGGGATGGATTTGGACAGTTCAGTGAGATCCCTGTCGAACCATCTGCAAATATATCAACCAAGCCAGCTCTTCCAAAAGAAGAAGTTATGCGGCAAAAATTCTCATACTTAAGAAAATTGGAAGGATTAGAGAAAAAGGGAGTTGAACTCACGAAGAAATATTCGATGGACAGCAATCTCCAAGAAATGATAGGTGAATATGAAATGGTAGTTTCTGAGAAAGAACGTGAAAACTCCGTGAAATTCCAAGGTAATATGCTGTCCGCATTTATTAATGGTGTTGAGTTCCTTAACAACCGTTTTGACCCTTTCGATATTAAACTGGATGGTTGGGGTGAACAATTTAGTGAAAATGTAACAGATTATGATGATATTTTTGCTGAGCTACACGAAAAGTACAGTTCTAAGGCAAAAATGGCTCCCGAAATCAAATTAATTTTTCAACTAGCTGCAAGTGGAATGATGGTACATATGACGAACACAATGTTTAAAAGCGCGATGCCTAACATGGATGATGTTCTTCGACAAAACCCCGATTTGATGCAGCAGTTCAACAGTGCCGCAATGAACTCTGTAAGTCAAACAAACCCTGGCTTTGGTGGGTTAATGAATAATATCATGAATCCCGAGCAACCTCAGCATACGCCTCCTGTCCCGGTGCGCACCCAAGATGTACGAACTCGTCATCCTCCGTCTAGACCCGGACAACTATCAGGGAATCCATTTGATGAAAGAACGATGCGCCCTGATTTAAACACTGCTCGCGGAAATGTTCAAAACCAAACTAGTGATGACATTAATGACAACGTTACAGAAGTAATTAGTTCTCAACGTAAACGTAGTGAAATGAAAGGTCCTAGTGACATCAGCGATATTCTAGGAGGACTTAAACCCAAGTCCACATCTAGCCAAAGTTCTAATGTATTCGAGCCATTACAACCCAAGAAAGTTGTAGCAGAAACACGCTCCATAAACGATGTCAATATTCCTACATTTGACGATGATTTACCACAAACTGGTAAAGATGAAGGGAGTACTATAAGTTTATCTGAACTCAAGGAGCTTGAATCAGAAGGGTCAATTCCAAAGAAAACGACAAAACGAAAACCTAGGAGTAATAAGAATACTATAAGTATTGATATCTAATTGTGACTTTTATTTTTTCTGGTTGCTGATTTTTTACCTTTCTTAGCCCCTATGCTTTTACCTTTCTTAGCCCGTCTGCTTTTACCTTTCTTAGCCCCTCTGCTTCTACCTTTTATTATTGACTTTTTATTGTATGGTGTTTGTTTCTTTCTAGCATTTCCACCAAAGTAAATAGCATTTGCGTTTGGAGAAATATCAGAATTATTTAAAATCCATTGTTCAAAATCTTGCTCGTTGCGTTGTCCTGTATATTCTACCTCACTGTCTTTATTTTTGAAAATAATATGGGGAAACCCATTAACACTTCGGTTCAAATCTAGATGAGGTGTAACATCTGTGTGGACATTAGCTAAATTCAAATTACCACTGTACCTTTCCTGTATATTTTTACACGTATTTTTCCACGTATTTTTCATAGATTTACAGTGACCACAGTCCGGATGGTAAATAACAATTGCAGACGGGATTTCCGTAATTTCATTTTTAAGAGTTTGGATATCTCCTATATTCCCAAGTTTAACATCAGCGTACGTTTTTACCATTTATATAAATAAACAAATATTATATAATCCAAACGAATATCAATAAAATGTTTGTAGTATATAAGGTTTAATAATTAAGAATTAAGGATGATTAAAAGTATTATCCAAAAAAACAGCTATATTGTTAATACAGGTATTTCATTAGTAATTATCATTTTAAGTCTGGTATTGCTGTACTTATGTTTACAGAATAACAATGAAGGGTTCACCATTGATAATGGTTCTGTGTTTAAAGAACAATGTGCGACAACATTAATTCAAGAAGGAAGTAAAATATATCTATTCAATAAGGAAATCCCAGAAGAAGAAGGTGTAAATCCACTTGTGTTCGATTCATTAGATGAATATGTTGATTTTGTTAATTGGCAACGTAAACAAGGGCTGGCGTGTCCAGTTCTCGCATTACAAAGTGAATACGATACACAAGGCAATAAAGTATATAAACGACGGGCAACTATCGAAGAACCCTCTGTCACTTATGCTAAATCAATACTAAATAAGAATGAAACACGCCCAAAAGTAGCAAAGTTGATTGATGCTAGTCGTGACTCGGCTGTGTATAACCAAAATATGTTTGCTGGATTTGACCCTGATAATCTATATATAGGTGAATTTACACCACTAGACAAGATGTATAATTCGCTCGAAAAAAGTAGTACTAATGCCATGGATAAAAACTGGGGAGGGTCCCACTATACAATCGAAGCACTTAACGAAATGAAAAGAAAAAAAAAGGACAGAAATCAAGAGTTCTCACCAAAGTTTATTTATAAGGAAAATGCTATTCGCACGTACAAAAAGTAATTATTAGCACGTAATATTTTATATCATAAATATAATACGAAATATTATTAATGGTGAACTACAATTCATCTGAAATACAAAAGTGGAATGATAATGGACCTATTCAAAACAGTCATAACTGTTATTCATATTTTCTCAATAAATTAGACTCGAATAATATTACAAAGTGTAAAATGACATTGACAAACAACAAAACTAGAAAAAAAAAGTTCAGATGTAATACGCATCAACCCGGATATTATACCGGACTTACGCAAAAACAATATATTAAAAGAAGGAAACCGCGCACCCCCAGTGGTTTTCGTTATCATTGTAAAGACGTGTTGAAATTAATAAAGGCAGACAATCCTAAAATTACTATTCTTGGGTCATCACGCGACGCGGCACATACAAAATGCCACGATAATGAATATAAAGGTGCGGTGGTCACTACATCAAAAGATGCGTGGAAACACAGCGATTATCATTTCTATCGCCAAGATGATGACAACTGGTGGAGTCATAAAGATGGTCGTAATCCTATTAAAAACGTTGACGCATCTGGTAAACGTATTCGAGACCCATTCTTGGCAAACCGAAAGTATAAGACTAATAATTATACGGATTTTTGCTCATATATGTGCGTACCAAGAAATAGTGAAGATAAAAATTTTAGTGCAACAAATAATACACCCAGTCGTAAAGTTAGGAAAACGCGAAAGCGAATGAATAAATCACGTAAACAGAAAAAATAGATTCACCTCGTTATTCGTCAATTCATACAGTGAGTTATTTTTTTACTATTAGCCCAATCATACAAATGATACTCACAGTCATTATGTAGCCGTAATATGTATTGTGACGATATTTCGTGCGGGTATCATCAAGCATTTGTTCATATTGTTCATTTTCATAGGTTTGACTCAATAGCCTCTTACGCTGTTTAGATTTAAATGACACATTAACATTATCGTCAATCTCATTTAATAAAAGTTGATGTTGAGTATGTAATGCTGTATGATTTGATTTTATCTTCTCTGTCATACGATTGAATTTCCGAACATTTCCGATTAGCTCTTTTCGTAATACGGAAGGTGCTATACTTTCATTTTGTAAATCGTTTAATATAGCCACTAATAATTGACCCACTTCTACTTCATAAAATCTGCTTAATTCTTCTAATCGTGAAGGAGGTATCACATTTTCACTTATTGTTTTTGCGATTTTATCATCTTCTACTGCCTTCTCTATGTCAGTTTGATTTGGGACTGATACACCAGTATTTACTGTTTTCCCGGTAGCAACATTTGTAGATGTGTTGCACTTTTGGGTGGATTTTGCTATTAAAACACGGCGTTTTGGGTTTTCGGTTATAGAATATTCTAACAAGTCATCCACAGAAGTTTCTTTACTATCTCTTCTCCATTTTTTAGGAGTTCGATTATGTATTTTATTATTGTATGAGCTTATACTATAAATAGGCTGTTCCAAATCATCATCCATTATTAATATAATTGTATATTAAAAAACAAATAAGTTAATATACATAAAATCTTATAGCAACAATATTAATTGTTGACACACGCGCGATAGTAGGGCGCATCAATTGCAATCTTACTCGGACGAATAATCTCACAAATCTGGTCTGGTTTCATACCTATAAGATTAGCAACAGGGTCAAACCTTGAAATTTCTGGAAGTTCCGATAACTGTTGTACGTTGTATTTTTTCATAAAATCAGTTCCCTCAGTAGTGCTCATAACTCGGTGTGATGGAACCATGTTATGTGTTAGAATGTTGAATTGTAATCGCTTCAATGTGATTACATTGACTACAATATGCTTTGTTTCCCACAACACTTTCAAATAGTTTCGAATAGTATCGTTTGGAAAGTCATGTACAACTACAATAAGTCGGTCGCTTGGTTTCAGTATTTCACGAATACAGAATAGATCATCAATCGCATCCTCGATATTTTTCGCTTTTAGTGATTTGTTAGGTTTAATTCCAACTACGTCGTTGAATTTTACATATGTTTTTGATTTAACATTATCACTTCCATTAGTTTTACTTTCGACGCAGAAATCTAATTGATTACTTTCAATCATTGCACTTAGTTCTACCATTGAAGTGCCATAATGGGCATCAACGTTAAATCCAATACTACCCAGAACATCTATCAACGTCTTCCGAGCATTGTAAACAATATTAAATCCAGCGCTACTTATCACAATATCAGACATACTTGGAATACTTTATTATATATGTAAGGGCTTATATATTATTTTCAAATCAATTTTTTATATATATTATAATTGCGTAAATTATAATATATAATTACTCTAAAAGAAATGAGCGATGTCAGTGCAAATAGTATAGATGATTCCAGTGGAGCTACCTCATTAACAAAGCAATTATTTGGTGATATTAATGATGATGACCACTCACCCGTGACACAGTCACAATTGAACTCACACAAAGACGATGATGTCAACGATGATTTTATTCTTAAAAACACAGTTGCGCCATTTGGTATTAATATTGACCGCAGTGACGAAATAATATGGTCACAACAAAAAGAATATATTATATTTTCAAACCAACTCAACTCATTGAAAAAATCAAATATTTACATTCTTAATGAATGTAAAGAAAATAAGCGTCTTCTTGATCTGAAATATGATGATTTGACACGGTGTATAAATAACATACAAACCTCAGTAATTTTATTTTCAACCCTCTCTGGATTTATGCAGGCAACACGGATACAATTTATGATAAATGATATTATAATTTCAGTGGTGTCAATCACAATATCAACATATATAACACTCCTACTATCAGTATCTAAATATTACAAATTAGATGAAATAAAAGAATCCATTCAAAACTTGCGCGCAAAATACTCAATGTTACAAAACAAAATAAAATATAGAATTGACAAGCTTGGTCCTTGGAACGAGAAAACACTATGGGAATATCAATCCGCTAGCGAAAAACTAAAAGAGTGGAATACGCTATATGCCATAATGATTGAAGATTATGATGACCTTATTAAAACAAAACAAGAACTTGTATCCGAATTTCAGATAATAATGGACACGAAATCACGAAATAAATACTATATAAAGGACAAAGAACTTAATTACGGCAATCGTAAACGTATTCTAGAATGGACAGAAAAAGAACACGCGCTTGAAGATAAGATAGATAATAAAAATATTGCTCCTGCCAGACGCTCATCAATCGTACTTCAACACGAAGCAATCAATACTTGGGAAGACGGTGTATAATTATCTTCATACATTCAATATCTAAATATTGGTTTCCGCTTCTGTGGAAACCTCGATTATAGGTTGGTCGTCGTCCATAGTGGTATCGGGTGATGATTTATCCGTTACAATCTCATTAATCACGGGTTCTACTTTGTCTGGGTCAACATCATTGAACTGAGTTTTACGTGTCATATATGCAGAATAAAGAATGAACGGCTTTGTGTCAAGAACAGAATATACACTGTACAACTTGCTACACATAAAGAGAACATTTGTCAGTAATACTGTCATTGTCTTACTGTCCAAGTACGAATTGAATATTCCAATCGAACTCAAAACAACATTTATAAGAAACGCAACAAAGGATGCGTTTCCCAGTTTACCATACCAGTATTCACACGATTCGATTCGCGTAAACCGTTTTGGCGAAAGGTGTTGCAATTCGATTGCTACTGCGTCATTGTTTCTTGGTTTAAACCTATTTGTATCCATGTAATTAATCAGGCACAATTCGCGTTTTGCTTCAATAGCATACATTCCGATAAAGAGTACAAATGTGATGAAATTTGACGATAGAATTACTTGCTCAAATGGTACCGATGTATACAGTTTGTCATCAATACTACAAGGTTCATCCCCACACTTCTGTGGAACAAAAACAATAAGAAGAGTACTCATAACAACACGATATAGTTCAAGTGCGAGAGTCAATACCATAGACAGTTTCTGCTGAAAGTCTTGGTCGTTCATTAACACCTGTGTACTTTCGACAATACTTTTTTGTCGAATAAGTGGAGGAGAATCGATATCAGTACCCATCTCGATAATTTCAGAATTTTCTTTTGGCTCGACGTGTGTCATTATTTGTTATAGTTAGACTAGTGATGAATGTTTAATATGATATCGTATATAATATCTTTTATGATGCATCATATAGTCATAATTGTTAAGTCGATATAAATATATTTGTCATTTTTATATCTCCCTGAATAGTATCATGGACTTTTTTCATAACAAAACAGTTCTTTATGTATTAACTTTATTAAGTCTTACAAATGTATTTGGCTATATTTCATTGAAACGGTATAGTAGCGCAACATTATTTGTTCTATTTTCAGTGTTTGTCTCACGCTTTACAGTCAATATGTCGATTGTATTGTTATCTGCACTCATTTTTACCAATTTAGATGTTGTTCTTTACCAAAATTCGTCCGCGTTCAAATATTTCGACTTCTAGCGAGTATCACAAAATTTTTAGGAACATTTTAATATCACACTATTGTAATAATAAAATGCCAAAAAAATGTCCTCCGGGAGTTATTTGTATCGAGAACGTAACCCTATTCATTTTAGTAATTCTAGGAACAGTTATTTTATATTTTTTCTATTCGTGTACAGACTTTATGAAACGTGCATCTGATGTATCGTCCCATTCACTATCCCAGTCACACACATTTAATGACATAAAACTTGAAGCACAACCAAGAATTACGCTACCAGCACTATTAAACAGGACAGACGTATACGGTGACCCTTACGCCCCTCCCTTAAAAACCAATGTTTTCTTAAGCAATTCAGGAGATGTTCGGGGCGTTCCAGTGAATGTTCATACACAAGGACGTCCATCAAATTATACACAAGTTGGACTCCTCACTCGTAATGCCGGGAAAGACACTATCCTCCCTCTCTTTGGTCGAGAGTTACTTTCAAATCGCGATAAATGGCAATATTATACTATGAACGACAAAAATAATGCTATTAAATTACCGATTAGCATAAATGGTAAGAGTTGTACTGGTGAATATGGTTGTGATTCGTTGTATAATGGTGATAATGTCTATGTCGAAGGATATAATGATATATTTAATGTAACTGTATACGAAAACAATGCGATTCAATACATACCGGTTTTATAATTCATTACCTATGTCTAGACACTACATTAGGGGATGTACAAAGTAAAATTTAATCTTCGCAGATAGTATACTGCAAGATGCCAATCTCACGTATGGGTGTCAATACCAAATTAGGAAATAGACCATATAATTGGGAAAAGCCATTCGTTCTTACAGGAGGTGGCCGTCAAAACCGCGCCATTCGCAATCGAATAAAAATGAATGTTCTTTGGCAACCTTGCTCATGCGCTGAACCGGAGCCAGAACCTGAGCCAGAACCTGAACCAGAACCTGAACCTGAACCAGAACCTGAACCTGAACCAGAACCTGAACCTGAACCTGAACCTGAACCTGAACCAGAACCAGAACCAGAACCAGAACCAGAACCAGAACCTGAGCCAGAACCTGAGCCAGAACCGGAGCCAGAACCAGAACTAGCTGATTTTAAAGTTCAATCGACTTCAAATTTTGATGAAATTACAGGCATAATTACATTTGATGTTAAAAATATTGGCGCACGACAATCTACTGGTTTTGCTAGTTTTGATTATAGAAGAATTTTTGAAGTTACTTCCAATATTAATGAAGCAGTAAAAATACAATCTTTACCAGCCGAATCAGCATTTAATTTTATACAAAATGGAACTCCTCGTACTTATTATCAAAAATCATCAAACCCTTATAATCTAAGTATATTGTCTACCTCTTCCTATAATTCTATGTGGGAAACAGAATATACTCTAGGCACTACAAATAATATATATTTAAGGAGTACCCCTCAACTTAAGCCAGGCGATAGCATTTCCTACAAATTTACAGGTGACTTTATAATAGGAAATACATATATGATATGTGCAGATGAACCACTGCTTAATTCGAATTGGCCTAACATCGGCGATACAAAGGAAATAATAGATGATGCTGCTATTCCAAGTAACAACTATTTTGTATTTACTTATAATAAGCAAGAACCTGAGCCGGAGCCAGAACCGGAGCCAGAGCCTGAACCAGAACCTGAACCTGAGCCTGAGCCTGAACCAGAACCTGAGCCAGAACCGGAGCCTGAGCCGGAGCCAGAGCCAGAGCCTGAACCAGAACCTG